TTATCTGATTTTAATAAATCAAAAGATGCTCCTTGATTCACGCCTTTTTCACATACTGTTACTTCAGCGAGTTCCAAGTCATCTACTTGCATATAAGATTGTAAGCCTTTAGTCATATTTTGCATCTTTGTTGCTGATCCAGCAATAGAGTATGACTTTAGCCTTCCTTCGTTTATTTGTTCCTTCACTCTGTCAGAGATCTTTGTATCATTTCTCATTTCAGTTATGAAGAACAAACCATTTTCATTTACACCACTCTTAAATATCTGTCCAGATTTATTAATGTAAGCTGGTAAAGCCCAACCTACTTGAACATCAGAGTGTAGAACCATAGCGTTCCTAGTTCTAAAACTTTTCATGTAGTTGTCAAATGCCCTTCCTAGAGCATCTGTTGTGATAAGATGCCCCTCTCTGTCTACTAATTCAACAGAAGCGGGACCTCCTAATACCACTGGTTCGATTTCTCGTTTCTCCAGTTTCCTTGCTTCCTTTTGATAAACTTCATTATCTGGGTAAGCTCGGTGTAATGTCATAATTTCTGCAGCTGAAGATATTCCAGCTTTGTATAATCTCTTGTACTCATCTAATGCTTTAGAGATATCTTTGATTGATACCTTTCCACCCTCTGCCTTTTCCAATAAGGAAAGGCTAGAGTTTTCAGACACGTTTTGATACATGTCTCTGTTATTAGTTATTATTTTTTCTGCAGTCATTGTTGTCATAATGTCTATCCTGTTGGGTAATGTGTTCCCCAAATTACTCCTTCATAGCCTGTGCCTGATCCACTACCTATAACGGATGCGTTTTTCCTAAAATCTAACGGATGTGTACTTGTGAAAAAATTGTGTTCAGTTGTATCATTACCCGTTAATTTAATAGCTGCTGTACTTGCTTCTGCAACAGTATCAAAGGCTACATAGAGCACTTGTGAAGCATGAGTGTTTCTAATACTTATTCCTCTAATTACTCCTATAGGTGCTATGTGCCTTGACCTAGAAAGGTCTGTTGTACCTTCCCATTCATAAGTATTACCACCTGCTAAGTTACCATCTATGTAATCTATTATTGTTGAGTCACGTCTAAAATCATACATCAGACAATCAAATAACATATTAATGTTATGTTGAGTATTTGAACAAAACTTAATTCTATAAGTTGCTGGAGTAGTTCCAGCTGGTACATTATATACTACCGATATTCTTTGATAGTCTGTAGTTAAGTCAACTGCATTACCAGTTACTAACACAGTTCCAGATGAATCTGTGATCTGCATTACTACATCTCCTGATGCTGAGGCTCCTCTTACCATTCCTTGTGCCACGATATAAGTTGGGGTGTTTCCTTGTGTATCACCCGCTGCTCCGGCTCCTACCTGTTCTGTAGTTATATAAAAACCTTCTTTAGCCGCTGAGTTTGCTGGGTTACATGTAAGTTCTGCTGACCCTAAATAAGGTGCCCCAGTAGTTCTGGATAAACCTGAACCGTCTGCTGTAAATTCTGATATAGTTGCGTTTTCTATTGAAGGGTTTAAAACTCTATTTATTCCCGGTGAACCACTTGTAGGTAATTCCATGTTAGCTGTTGTTATACCTTGGTCTAGGTTATAATATGGTCCGGCATATATGTTTAGAAGATCTACTGCAGAAGTTCCTACAGTCCCACTAAAGGGTACATATCTATCATATGGAGCTACCGAAGTACGCGTACTGGGATCAGTATTCCACTCTTTCCATTCCCATGAATTTGAGTAGCTATTTGTGAATCCTGCCATTTAATTCTCCTTTAAATCTATCCTATTCTATGAGGATGTTTAAGAAGCTGCCTAATACAGCATTAATTTATAATTAATATACTTGCTGTAATAAAGGCAGCCCCCGCTATTTTGTTTATACTCCGTATAATTTAATTAGATACTTTCCAGCATCATAGACACCATCAGTAGTTCCACCACCACCTACTAAGTATAAATACTTGTCGGCAGCAACAATCGCACTGAGAGGTCTCATATTCACGTTAGCTGCAATAGTCCAGTCGGCAGCAGCTGCCAATACAGACACCTGATTCGATAGACCAGAAATAGCAGCATCTTCTGTACCTGTTGCTTCATCAGCATAAAACAAGTCAATGTCGGGCTCACCTGTTGTAGGTGTCTCTAAACATTGCATGTAACCACCAACGATAGTTCCGTTGATAGCTGTAGTTATTTGTCCTATGTGTGAATTTGCAGTAGCCTCTTTACCAATAATATCTCCTGCGGCGTTTGAAGATAGCCCCGTTAAATCTATATATATATTAGTTTCAAAGATTCCACCAACTTTAACTACTGAAGATTTGTAAACTGTGTTAGTACCTGTTGTGATACCAGTTCCAGCTGACACAGCTTCTGTAGTTCCTATGCTAGTTGCACCTGCAACCGATAGTGTTCCTGATACTTCTGTAGCAGAGGATGTTACATTTAGGGAATCACCATCCCATGCTAGGGTTGCATCACTATCAGTACCGAAAATAATTGTTTCGTCATCAGCAAAATAGTTGAAGTCATATCCTAATGCAGACCTCGCTAATACTCTAGTGTCTTCAGTTACATCTGACATTTTAAATGAGTGTTTCGCCATAATTTAATTTCTCCTTTTGTAGAATGGGTGGGGAGAATTATCTCCCCAACCCATCAAAATTTTCTTTACAAGTTAGATTACGCGTTTAAGTCTGTAATCTTAGCTTGAGTGAAGAAGTTGTGACATCGCATTTCTGCCATAGTGTATAGTAAACCTCTCACTACTAGAGCATTAGCTGCAAAGTAGTCTCTGTTTTCTATATACTGTGTTGGTTGTGCCACAGCTATTTCAAGGTAGTCTGTGTCCAAAACATATACGTTTGAACCTAATACTGCATCAGCTGTGCTAACACCCTTTGGAGTGTCTGCATCTGGTAGTATTGGAATACCTTGGTAAGTAGCTAGAACTAGACCAGTTCTTGTACCCGGGAAAGTTCTTTCAGAACCTACTCCAACTTGGTACTCTTCCTGTCCTAAATATCTCTGTTGAGATTGTAGTAATCTTTCTAGTTTGAAGTATTGGTCGTGTCCCATAACTATTAGTTTTGGTTCCCCACCATTAGTTCTTACTGTCTGAATACAATCATCAATTAAGTTTAGAGATAATTCTCTTCCTACACCGCTGTTGTGCTTAACTGTAGCAGCAGCATTCCATTGTCCGGAAGGTCTGTCACCAAATGTTAAGTCATATGCTCTTACTCCACCGTTTGCAGCGAAGTTAGAGTTAGTATCGAATGAACCACCTACTGCAGCACCGTCAAATTGTACGATGTCATCAATAGATGTTAGTCCTGCTCTTTCTACCACAATTAGACCGTCACCATCAGCTACTGCTGCTGATGCAGTTCCGTGAGTAATAGTACCTGTAGAGGTATTAATACCTGAGACTGCTAGTCCTGAACTGTTTATGTAGTCGTTTGCAGAAGTATCGAAGTAAGCAACCTTGTCACCTACTTTAATGTTACTTGATACTGAAGCTGGTACCACACCAGTTGTAGTTGAACCTGCAGATACAACGTATCCAGATCCTGCCATTAGCTCTTCGTTCATTTCTTTAACGTGGTCAAGCTGGGCGTTTTCGTTCTCCAATGCAAGAACATCACCAACACCACCTTCTAGTTGTGCAGTAAAGACTGACTTCACTGACGCACCGAAAGTAGTTGAAACGATTCTAGGTAAACTAGCTACGTTTGCGATGTCTGAAACATCGACTGTAGGTAGAGCACCAGTCTCAGTCACAGGTCGTGATCTTCCACTACCTCTGTCTGTCCTGATTCTCCAACCAGCTGTGTTACCCCAAACTGTTCTTGGGATTGCATTGAAAAAACGAGTTTGGTTATTTAATGAGTGCCAAACTTTTCTACCATAGGTAGTGTTAAAAATACCTGTAGCAGTGTCCACTGTAAAGTAAGTCTGCTTCTGCATGTATTCTGGTCCGAATACAGACGAATATAGACCTCTTTGAGACTGAGCAATATACTCAGATAATGATGGATTTGTAGCCATAATTAATTTCTCCTCGTTCTTAAATTATTTTCTTATTGATTTCCAAGTAGTTCCCTTGGTACACCAGTAGTGTCCCCAGAGTCTATTTTGTGTTGTAGATTTCTTAATTGCTTGTACGACAAGCCACTTAAGTCTTCTACTACATCACCACTTGATGCATTAGCTTTTACAATTGGAGTAGTTCCATCTGTTCCTAATGCCTGTTCTTGGTTAAGTAGAGATGGTCTTTGCAAACCGTTCTCTTCTCTGAAACCCATCTTTCGTAGTCTTGATTCAGACTGCTCTTCAATAGATTTTTCCATGTTTGCTTCATAAGCTGCGACAGTTTTCCTCAAAGCATCAAGTTCTTTCCTCATTGCTTTCATTCCATCATCGTCTGTTTCATCGTCATCATCAGCTTTGTCAACAGGTTTTTCATCAGACCCATTGTCATCTTCATCGTCTTCTGCCTTAAATTTCATCTTCATAGCTTTCTTTTCGTCATCATCCGAGTTGTGTCCCGGTATGTGATTCTTAGTCATAGCTTTTTTCTCATCATCATCGTCATCCATGTCGGCAGCTTGGATTGTTGCTTGCTGATCTTCTATGTTAGTAGTCGGGTTAGCTGCATTTTGAGCATCATCATATTGAGGCTGCGTTATTGATTTAGCTTTCCTTTCTTTAGCTCCGTCTACATCCATTCCTAGTGGGTTCTCTCCGCCTTCGGCTTTGATCATTGATACCACTTCAGATGCGACTGCTTTTACTAAGTCTGACTTTTCAGCTTCTAAAGCCTTTTCTTCTTCTTCCATTCTATCGTCTTCTTCCTCTTTTGTAAGTCTTTCGTCCATCTTAGCTAACACTTCTGCTACTGCAGATAAAGCAAGATTAGTACCTTGCATGTGATTCTCTAAGTTTGTGAATTCTTCTGACATAATTCTCGACCTCCTATGTCCTTTCCAGTCTCTTTCCAGACTAAAAGTTAGTTAAAAGTTTTGTTAATTCTCAAGGTTGGTCTTAGCCACCCCCGACCTTTATAGAATTATAATATAAAAATAGGCGTTATTTGCCTACTCTGTAATATTATACTATAAATAAAGGGATTTTTTACATAAATCTTACAATTATTATATAATAATTATAATTTAATCATTTGAATCTTCTATGAGTTCACCAGAAACCATCTTTAACATTTCGTTCCTATAGTCATATAGTGGAACTTGTATTAGTTTCTTTAGCTTTTCAAGCTGGTTTCCCTCTGGCATAGATGCTTCAACTAAATCTAATACTTTACCAATCATCCTAGAATGTCTGGCAATGATGTATTCTTGTTCAGCTGTAACTTTACTTACGTCTACCATTTTAGCCTCCTTTAAATTGATAAGAATCTTCTTAGAATCTCTTGTCTACCTCTCCCTAATTTACTAGGAAAGGCAATTCCTAATTCTTTGCTGATATCTTTATACTTTTTTCTTTTAATTACTTTGCTATAAGCATCATCAATAAATGGTTGAGTTGCACCAGCTGTTGTATTTACAACTTTCCACTCACCAGTTTCTGGATTTAATCTTGGTCTACGACCAAAGAATGTTTTTGTATGTGCTTTTACTGTAGTAGTATTACTGCTCCTTTTTATATTTAATAATGATTTAAGATCACTATATGATCCTTGTCTTGGTTTTTGTCTATCAGGATTACCTGTCTGTATTCCTTTCGTATTTATATTCAAAGCTAACGGACCACTAAAACCTCTTCTTCTTCTTTCATGCCTTTTAACTTTCTGTTTGTAATATTGATTACTATCTTCAATTCCATCATGTATTAATCTAGCATGCGGAGCTTCGTATATGATTTCAAAACCACCCATGGTAGGAACTAATTGACCACTCTTCTTTAACCAACCAGAACTCTCTGGGCATAGTCTTTGAGATTCATCAAATACTTCCTCTCCTAACTCTTGAATTACTACTAGAATATCTTCTTCCATGAATTATTATACTTCTTTTTATGGAAAATTTACTGTAGAGGTATATCTTCTTTTGTGATTTGTCTAGCAGATAACTTATCATACATTTTGTATTCTAAGGCATCTCTTTTAAACACAGCTAAAGTTGCTCCTACACCTAATGCAAGGGCTCCCAATGCGGGTAAACCTTTTACTATTCCTTTTGCTATATCTTTACTTGTCATGAATCTCTCCTTTCTTTACTTTATTCTCCCTCTAATATTTTCATACCTAGTGCAATTATACCACCAATAGTTGCTGTAGATACTTCTGGCATATTTTGAAATAAACCAACTACTGATAACGTAGTAAGACATGCTATTGATAAAAATATTTGAGGTCTAAATTTTCCCATTAGTTTTTTAATCCTTCCAATTTGTTTTATTGATTATTAAATCTACGTTTTAATTCATAGTAATCATCTACGACTTCTAAACAAGCCTGAACTTTATCTTCTTGATTTAATATTATTACATTAAGTTTATCTATTTCAGATTGCATAGTTGCCATATTTACTTGAAGCATACTAAACCAACTAATAGCGGACACTAAAGCTGCACCAACAGCTATGACTATAGGTAAAGTTAATTTATATTTATTTTTTCCTACTTTTACATCCATGATTTTACGGAGAGTATTCTCCCGGTGGGGTTGGTTCTGTTAATAA